ACAAGTTAAAGAATTTACAAATAATGGAAATGAAATTACAATTGAGGTTAAGGAGCGCAAGTAATTTTTATTGCGCATAACTACCCACTACTCGCAAACACAACAATAAACAAACATGAAAATACTTGATAGCTTTAAGAACATAAAGGGCAACTATTCAGCACGTAAGTTGAGCGCATTCGTAGCCGTTTCAACTTCGATATACATCACTGCAAGGTTGATACCAGAAGCCGCTCAAATCGATGCGCTTTATGCTTGGCTGATATTCGCTGCGGTGTGTATGGGGATAGTAACCGTTGAGCAGATAGTTAACCTACGAAGTAACACGCAAGCACCGGCAACCAAAGTAGATATCAGAGAAGAGGGGGCGGGATGCTAATACTCAACCCAAGAATAATGACCTTTAAGTTTACGGTGCCAGATATGCAACCGAGCGAGGGCGTTCAAAAGATTGCAGGGTTTAGCCGTGGGCATCATCATGTTGACAGCGTACGCATAGGCATCAATAGAAGCGAAGATACAAGCACTTGCAGATTGTTTCTTTACACGTATCTTAACGGCAAACAGATAAGCAAGTACATTGGTGAGGTGCAAGTGGGGGAATTGTGCCACGTAACGCTTAAAATGAGCCGTTACGAATACTATTGCATTGTCAATGATATGACACAAGGGTTTAGCTTCCCGAGCCGTAGAACATTGCCAATTGGCTATACATTAGGGTCGTATGCAGAACAAGACCATACCGGGGCGCGAGTGCCGTTTGAAGTTGAGGTTAAAAATATTATTGTAGTATGAGAATATACCTGCAGTTAGCCGCATTGTTATTAGTGCTTATCGCAATGACCTACCGAACCTGCCACCGCACAAACGTAGAGCCGTTTAATATCGGGCATAACATCGATAGCTTGCTCACCCAAACCGAAGTGCTGCGGGAACGTGCAAGAATAGCCGAGAGCAAGAGCCGTGAGCGTGATACGATATACATCCAGCGTGTGAAGTACATTCGCACCATTGCACCTGCCGAGTGTGATACGTTCATTCAGTTAGTGGTCCAAGAATGCGATACATTGATACAGATAAAAGAAGTTGAGATAGCCGTTAAAGATAGCGTTATTGTGGCTGACTCAACGCTCATAGTAGCGCAAGCCAAAGAGATAAGAAAACAGCGCAGACACAAGCGCATAGCGGTGTTGGGAGTTATTATTTTGGGAGTGTTGGCGGTTGTGAAATAATTATTATATTTGCACATCGTTATCATAGGCGGTGTTTGTTCATAGTAGCGCAGTTTCGAAAGGGACTGCGTTTTTTTTGTTGCTGATTTTCAGGCACTTGTATATTTGTATTTGTTAAAATATGTTAAAATATTTGGAGGTAAAGATATTATGTTGATATTTGTGCCATAGAAACAAACAAAAAACACTAACCTATGACAACGCAAGCATTCACATTCAGATTAGTAAAACTAACTCAATGCAAAGGAGTTAATATAATGTTATTTCAAAGCACAGAAGGATGGTTCGTTGAAACATCGCAAGGGCTTGTTTCTGATTATTTCCAAACAAAAAAAGAAGCATTAGAGCAAATTAAAAATACTAAAACAAACATTAAAAGTGAAACCCCTTATTGATATAATTGAAACGACAAACGAACCAAACATAATTGAACAAATAATGGGACACAGGCAAGATATGACACCCGAACAAAGGTTAAAGTGGGATACAGAAAATTACAAAAAAAGATTAGAGGCCAACAAAGGTTCTAACTATGAATATTGGAATGACAAACACGAAAAAATGTTACAAAACGGATGGAATTTGTTTTTAATTGTTGAAAAATCAATAATTTGTAGGTATTCGACAAGTTCAGAAGAACACGCTAAGGAAGTTGTACAAAAACTACGAGAACAAAATAATTACGCTCGTATTGTGTGCGGATACGATAAAAACAGACAGAGACTAAAAATGTTTTCAATTATTTACAAACCTAAACACTAAAACAACCCCTATGGCATCAATCCTACTTGTAATCTTCACAACAGCAACGCTCACTTGGGCAGCAACATCACAACGTAATAATTCTAAACGCTAAACCTATGACAACACAAGAAAAATTCGACCTTATCCCGGCACACTACCTGCCGAAGTTTATCAATGATGATAAAAAATTTATTATATTCCAAATGCCGCATTATGTTGGTATTAACCTTGAAAAAGCAACGGTAACAATATCGAGCAATACAGTTATAATTCGCATTGATAACACATCGTTGCAATTAAGCACAACAATGAACGATGTAACTATTAACATCCTATGACACGACCACACAGCGACAGAAACCAAGGGCGCAAATTAGAGCCGCCTGCTGTGCGCATACGAATACCCGAAATGTACCGAGCGCAAATAAAACAATACGTTAAACAACTCAAAGCAACTGCCGAATACAAGGCGGTGGTTAAGCGGATAAATGATGAGGAGGGGGATTGAACGTGCCGCAGCTAAACGCTGTTGGCGATTTGTAATACGAAATTATGAACTTAAAAATAAAGTAAATATGGAACACGAAAACTTGATTTTAAAAGAAACCGCCAATAGCGATTTAGGTGCTGTTAGGCGTAGTGCCTTAGATTATTCGTTGAATAAGGGCGAAAAGGTATGGTTTACTTATAAGATTGAACCAAAGGAAGAAAGCGATTGGATAGAAGCAGAAATATTGGATTTGAATTGGGCTTATAAAGCTGCTGCAATCCAACTGAAAGGATACACAGGTGTTAGTTGTCACGGAATTTCTGCTTTGAGCAGGGTTCGGCATTACGCCTAACGTTTTGCAGATACACGCTGTGAGCGTTGGACTGAGCGTGGCAAAATAGCGTGTATGTGCTGTTATCGGCTGCTTTTCTTTCGGAATGATTATTAACAATTTAAAATAAATAAAATGGTATCAATTTACACAACACAAAGATGCTTACAAGTTGAAGAAACTTATGAGGTAATTGCAAACGCTTTAATTGATGAAAAGAATAATCTTTTAGAGCTAACAGAAGTAATGACCCACACTTCTGATTTTCCAAATTTTGAAATACACACTAATAAAAGAAAGGTGTTAATTCAAAAGAAATACATTGTCGAGGTTGTCGGTTAGGGTTGCCGATAACGTTCCGCAGCTTGGCGAGGTGCGGGACTTTTACCCGAAAAGCCACAAAAGAAGTACAAATTTTAATAAACACGAATATGTCAAACGAAGTAACAAACCCCGCATCTTGCCAAACTGCTGTTAGGCGTAGGTTTATTCCTATTCCTTATAAACAATGGTTTAATTCAGTTCACAATAAAACAAAAGCATTTAACTATATGAGTAAAGAAAGTTTCAAATATTATTACAAATGGTGCGAGTACGTCAGTAAAACTTACGCCTAACTACCCGCTACCCGCTAATTATTAACGCTTATACAACAATAAAAACTAAAATGATAACAACAATAGTATTAATTATAATATGGTTTACAATATCATGTTATAGAATTTATAAAGAAGACAAAGATTTCAACCCTTTTAATGGTAGCATTTTAGATTATTTTGGTTGGATATTCGGAGTATTTACAATTGCTGTATTATTATTATACTTACTTTTAAAATATGCACCTTAACAAACTAAACCCTATGAACCTACTAACAGAATTACGCGCTCAATTCAGCGCAAAGGAATGGATGCAAGCAATCTTCTTCCACATTCCAACGGCATCGGCAATCAAACCCAAGGCAGGTGCGAAACTAACACAACCACGTAGATGCCACAACTTTAATGAGTTGCATCAGCACTTAATTAATTGGAGAAAGGAGGTGGCCAATGGCTAAAACTAAAACAAGGAAAGCAATCCGAGTGGTGTCCGATGCGTACCGGGATAGCATCCGACCTGCAACCATTGAAATTAAACATTGGGATATGTGGCTTCAATACAACAACGGCTTAACAATAACTGAAATCGCAATGATCCACAACACAACTGTTCACGATGTAGTTGATATTATCAGCGATGTGGTGGAAAGGTTAAAGCGCAAGGAACCGACCTTTGATGATGACTTTATGAGCGTACACCAAGCCGAAGCATTCCGTAACAGGATAAAGCAGAATGTTGAATTGGCAATGTTGTCGGGTAGGCGAGTGGTGACTATAATGAGTGAGGTGTAAATTAACCTTTTAACAAATATTAACAAATACATATCAAATTAAACCCCATATTTGCACAAACAAAAACAAATAACTATGGCAACAAAACAACTTTACGAAAGTCCAAAAAAAGAGCAAAACATTGAAAAATATGGCGAAATTGAAAACCAATGTATTTGCTGTGGCAAACCAATGAAAGATGGGCAAAAACTTTATGTACACATGAATACAGATTGGTTAGCAGTTGCTCCTAACATTACCGTAGAAAATTGTTTAGAATTAACAGGCGCTGAAAGTCAAGGATGTTTTCCAATTGGCAATGATTGCGCTAAAAAAATGATTGGCTTTACTTTTTAATCACACGGGGAGCAGCATCCGACAAACTGCATTTAACTTTATAAACCCAAACCCTATGAACATTACAACAATCACAACAACACTAACAACGTGGCTCAATACCGACACGTTGGAGAAATTACAGTACGAAAGCGATACTGATGCTTATTATTATTATGATAGCGATGGCGAACTTATTGCATCGTGGGAAACCAAAGAAAACGATGACATCATTAAGCTATGTGCAAGCGGTGTTAAAATCATACACCTTGCAGGTAAAGACTACATCGACAACCCTCAATTCATTCACTTTATTCTAACACAATATGAAACCAATAACCGATAAACAATACCACAAGGCACTTCTTATCTGCCAACAGTACAAAGCACAACAGCACGTAACACCGCTCAAATCATTCATCGAATACAACAAGCACAGGATGAGCAGACGATTAATCAATATCCTTTACAAGGCGGTTGAAATCGGACACGAAAACGTTGAGGAACTAACCGAGCGTGAACTCATGCGCATTAATATGTGCGGGGTTAAAACTATTGTTGAATTTAATGAACTTGTAAAGCCATGAAAGAAATCATAATCAAATTCAACAGCGACAATGAAATCATCGAGTTAAGTGATGATGCCGAGTCATTACCGTGGGCGTTATTAGATGCGATATGTGAGCATTTCGATTACAATGACATCAATATCACCTACGAAGCGGTTGAGAAGCATTACAGCAATCCAAATGGCGAGGAATGGACAGAGCATGAGTATAAACATACATCGGAACAATTCGATGCGTTACCCGAAGCATTACTAACTGAAATACTAATCAATTTAAACAATTAAAACAATGAACACAATCACAGGTACAATTAGAGAACTTTACAACACGCAACAAGTTAGCGATAACTTCGCAAAGCGTGAGATAGTCGTAACCGTGGCCGACAAGTACCCACAACACATTACGGTGCAATTTACACAGGACAGGTGCCCAATGCTTGACAAGTACATGGTTGGCGATAACGTGACCGTGTGCTACAACCTACGTGGTAAGCAATACCAAGGCAAGGATGGAAGCGTAAAATACTTCAATAGCATTGAGGGTTGGAAAATAGACAGGACAGAGAATGTGCCGTTGACTACAACATCGAATAATGATTTATTTTAACAACTAAAAACAATAACCTATGGAAACAAAAACGCATTTTAAAAAATTACGCAATCCAAACTACATTGGCAGTTGGGATTTAATCAACCCCGATGGCAGCTACAATGATAAAGTAGTTACCATTTCGGGCGTAAAGAAAGAAATGGTACACGATGGTAAAGGTGGCCAATCCGAGTGCATGACCGTGTCATTTGCCGAGTGCAAGCCGATGGTGTGCAACTCAACCAACGCAAAGCAGATAGCTAAACTTACAGGCACTCCATTCATTGAGGAGTGGGCAGGCAAGCAGATCATCTTAACCGTTCAAAAAGTTAAAGCATTTGGTGAACAGCACGATGCTATTCGGGTGTCAAACAAGCCAGTGGTTAAGCCGACATTGGAACTGAACACACCAACATTTGACAAGGCGCGTAAGGCAATTGAAACAAAATCGGCAACGGTTGAACAAATAAAGAAAAAATACATTTTATTAGCGGAAGTGGAGGCCGCTTTATTAAGCAATGGATAGAATAAAAGAATTAATAAAATCTGAATTATTTGGAAAAGAATTAAAACAACAAATTACATTTATTAACGAACTAAGGGAGTTTATACATTTAAACTCCCCTTTCAAAAACGAACCAGTTGATTATGTAAAGTGGGTATTAGCTGAAAATGTTGTTGCCAATGATTATAACCCAAACAAAGTTGCTCCTCCAGAAATGGAATTGCTTGAAGTTTCCATTATGAATGATGGATACACTCAGCCAGTTGTAACTTATCCAAATAATGACAAAATTGAGGTTGTTGATGGATTTCATAGAACAAGGGTAAGTAAGGAATCAAAAGTTGTTAGACAACGCGTAATGGGATATACTCCAACTGTAATTATTCGTAAAGAGCAGTCAAGTAAAAATGATAGAATGGCTTCAACAATTAGACATAATAGGGCAAGGGGTAAACATCAAGTTGATGCAATGAGTGAAATTATTTTGGAATTAAAAAATAGAAATTGGAAAAATGAGCGAATTGCAAAAGAATTAGGAATGGATGAAGAAGAAATATTAAGACTTTGTCAAATAACTGGATTGCAAGATATTTTTAAAGATGATGATTTTAGCAAATCATGGGAGTCATCAGACTCAATTGCAAACTATGAAGTATTAACAGATGAATTAAACGAAGAAGAAGTAGAGCATTATCGCACCACAAATACAAGTGACCCAGAAAGAATATTTCATACTTACGAAAAATGGGAGTGCCACAAAGCAGGTTTTTATGGTTCTAAAAAAGATGGAATGACTGCGGAACAATGCGAGCAAGAGTACTATAATTTTTTATCAAATGATGAGCGTTTTAAAGCAGGATTGCAAGGCGTTTTAGATAATTGGATTTATTCATGTGAGCATTATTTGACAAATAAAGCTATGAACAGAATTGCATGGTTAGGACAAGCGGCAGTGTGTTATTCAACTGGCGTTCCATCAAAATTTTGCTCTGGATTTAATTTACTTACAAGCGAACAACAAGACAGAGCCAATGAAATAGCATTAGAATATTTAAACAAATGGCGAGTTAAATACAACCGCGCTCCAATTGCAATGGATGAAGCTTTATCAATTGGTAGACAAGTTAATATTTATTAATTATGGCAACAAAAATATATAACGACAAAACAGTTTTGCAGGCAAGCAAAGAAAGGATTTCATTGGTATTTGATAATTTTGAAAAAATATACATTTCTTTTTCTGGCGGCAAAGATAGTAGTGTAATGACTCACTTGGTTTTAGCAGAAGCACAAAAACGAAACAGGAAAGTAGCTTTATTGATTATTGATTTAGAGGCTCAATATAACGATACAATTTCACACATTGAACAAATGATTGAAATGTATAAAGATAATATTGAATTGCATTGGGTATGTGCTGAATTATTATTAAGAAATGCAGTAAGCAATTATCAGCCGCGTTGGGTATGTTGGGATGAAGATAAAAAAGAAGTTTGGGTAAGGAACAAACCTCAGTTAGCATCCGATTTAACTCAATATGATTTCTATCAACCTAAAATGGAATTTGAAGAATTTATGGTAATATTTGGAGAATGGTATTCAAAGGGTTATAATTGTGCCGCGTTTATTGGAATAAGGGCTGATGAAAGTTTGCACCGTTATCGTGCTATCACTTCCAGAAAAGATGGTTTAATGTTTAATAACTGGAAATGGAGTACAAAGGTTTCAAATAAACTTTACAATATTTATCCTATTTACGACTGGAAAACTGAAGATATTTGGGTGTTTCATGGAAAATTTAATAATTTGCCGCACAATAAAGTTTATGATAAAATGATGATGGCTGGTGTAAAAATAAGCCAACAAAGATTATGTCAACCTTATGGCGATGACCAAAGACGCGGTTTATGGTTGTACCATATTATTGAGCCAGAAACTTGGTATAAACTCATTGCAAGGGTAAACGGTGTTAATAGCGGTGCATTATATGTTCAAGAGAATGGCAATGTAAGCGGGTACAATAAAATTTATAAGCCAGAAAATCACACATGGCAAACATTCTGCAATTTATTATTATCTACAATGCCACAAAAAACAAGCTTACATTACAAGGAAAGATTTAAAAAGTTTATCAAAGGTTGGCAGGATAGAGGTTATTTAGTTATTCCAGATGAAGCACCAGAAGATTTAGAGATTAAATGTTGGGTTCCATCATGGAGAAGAATGTGCAAGGTTATGTTAAGAAACGATTATTGGTGTAAGGGATTAGGTCAAACACAGCCGCTTTCAGATGCTTATCAAAAGTTTAAAGAAATTAAAAACAAACGTAAAATATCAGAAAAATATGAAACTATTTAAAATTAGATGCTCCCAAATCGGTAAGATTATGGGCAACGGCAAGGGCGGTAATTTACCGGTAACTTGCCAAACTTATCTCAAAGAATGGTATGCCAATGACCGTGAAGAAATCCGCAGCAAGTACTTTGATAAGGGCAACATGGTCGAAAATGAACTTATCGAAATGGCAGCAGATAAACTTGGCTTCGGGATGGCAGAGAAAAACATTGTAAGCATGCATGATGAATACTTCCAAGGTACGTGCGATATTGATTTACATGATACTATTATCGATGTCAAAGCACCGTGGGATATGAAGTCATTACATGATAGCATCACTTCGCCAATCAGCAAGGACTACGAATTACAAGGTCGCGGTTACATGCGACTATACAACAAGCCGAATTTTATACTTTTTTACGGCCTTGTTACCACTCCAGAAGAAGCTAACTACGGCACTGAAATCAGTTACGATGATATACCCGATGATTTGCGTTGGGGTGCATTCCACATCAAGCGCGATGTTACCATTGAAGAAGAAATCATTGCCCGGGTAATTGAGTGCAGGAAGTGGTTGGATGAATATCATGAGTTGGTTACATCACGTGTTGGTAAATTAATAACACTTTAAAAACATAAGCCCGCAGTAACATAAAACGCTGCGGGCTTTATTATGTCTAATCTTATACAGTTATACACATTGACCCCCTTATTTATATACATATTTAATTTGAGCGTTTTTTTACTTTTTGAAATATTTTTTATAAAAATTGGTTTACAACCTGTATAAGTGTATAAACTCAATCAGCAGTAAGTAAAGAATGATGTTCTAAAATTTTTTTACGTGTTAAAAGTGTTATATTTTTTTTATTCAAAATAATAATTTATATTTGCCCAAGAAAATTAAAAGAATGATGCAGATTCTTATTCATAATATTGGCCTGATTGCCAAACAAAGCCCGTGTGTTATTGGCTGCATCCCAGTAGCATCGGGCTTCTTTATTATATTATGACAGTTACAATTTATAAGAACTTAAAAGAGATTACTAACGGTTTTCACCGTGATGTAAACTATGTATTTGACCGCATAAAGAACGGTAAATCAAAGGTATTGGTTGAACAGATACGTGCCGAAAATGATGAGCAAAAGCAGCAGGAACTAAAAAAACAACTGCCTGCAATAAACTTTCAAGGCATATTCAAGGAACGAAACGATAAAGGTATAAAGCAGTTTAGTGGATTGATGCCCCTTGACTTTGATAAGTTTAAGGATAAAGCCGAAATGGATGCCTTGATGGAGTCATTAAAAGACAATGAGTATGTGTTTGCAATGTTTATATCACCAAGGGGCAATGGCTTTAAATTGATAGTGAAAATACCTGTTGATGGTGCTGCTAACTACAAGGGTTATTTTGATGCTCTTAAAAATTACTTTAATTCGGAATACTTTGATGTTTCAAGTAGCAATATAAGCAGGTTATGTTATGAAAGCTACGACCCAAACATATACATCAATCAATCAGCATTAATTTTTGCCGAGGTTGAGGAGCCAGAATACTCCGATATTGGAACGCAAACACCTTTGTTTGCCATTCAATCGGATAACCGTATCATTCAAAACTTGCTTACATGGTGGCGAAAGAAATACGGAATGAGCAAAGGAAGCCGTAACGAAAACTTGTTTAAGTTAGCAATGGCTTTAAACTCTTTTGGCATCAGCAAAAGCGAAGCAATGAATGTGTTATCGGAGTTTCAAGAAAAGGACTTTACCTTATCGGAAATTGAAACATTGTGCAAGTCGGCATACAAAAGAGTTGAAGCACATGGCACACGTTTTTTTGAAGACAATGCAATTAAGTTTAAAGTTGAAAAGCAAGTAAGGCAAGGTAAGGCAGCAAAAGAAATTATAAAAATGTTCCCAGATGTTGCACCAAACATCATTGAGTCGGCATCCGAATACATCCGTGAAACAATAGACATTGAAGATTATTGGACTTTTGATGAAAAGGGTAAATTTAAGTTAAGCCCACATAAGTATAAGTTTTGGCTCGAGAATAACAACTTTTCTAAATTCTTCCCAACGGAAAGTAAAACATTTACTTTTATACAAATTGACCAAAACAAGGTAGAAGAAACAAACGAAAAGCGCATCAAAGATTTTGTTTTAAAATGCCTAATTGAGCGAAAAGATATAGGGTACATGCCTTATGACTCAATGGCATCATCAACAAAAGCGTTTAGTGTTGATTTTCTTTCTTTGCTTGACAGTGCCGACATCAAAATCAAAGAAGATACACAGGATGAGATTTTTATCTATTATCGAAACTGTATTGTAAGGATAACCAAAGATTTATTTGAAACAATTGATTACTTGGATGTTGATGGTTACGTTTGGAAGAACCAAATTATTGACCGTGATTTTAAATTAACTGACCATCACAAAAGTGAATACAGAAGTTTTGTTTGGTACATATCCGGGGAAGATAGGCAAAAGTATAATACATTCAAATCAGTTATCGGTTATCTTATGCACTCCTTTAAGACATCGGCAAACAACAAGGCCGTAATACTGAATGATAGTGTGATTAGTGAAAATCCCAACGGTGGAAGCGGTAAAGGTTTGTTTTGTAATGCGCTATCACACTTAAAGAAAGTGAGCAGTATAGATGGCAAAACATTTGATTTTAACAAGTCATTCCCCTATCAAACGGTAAGCACAGACTGTCAACTATTAGTTTTCGATGATGTTAAAAAGAACTTTGATTTTGAGCGTTTATTTTCATTGATTACCGAGGGAATAACCATTGAGTACAAAGGGCAGGATGCGATTAAACTTCCTGTGCAGAAAAGCCCGAAAATAATAATTACTACTAACTATACCGTTGGCGGTGTCGGTGGCTCATTTGAGCGCAGGAAATTTGAAATTGAATTGAGCAGTTACTTTAATTCGCAAAACACACCATTGATGAAGTTTGGCAAGCTACTTTTTGATGAATGGAACGATGAAGAATGGAGCAGGTTTGATAATTACATGATACAATGTGCGCAATACTACTTGAATAATGGATTGGTAAAGGCCGATTTTGACAATATTGAAACACGTAAATTTATCAAGAATACTTCCTTTGAGTTTTACGAATGGACAAAAACGCATGAAGCGTTTGGCTTTAATCAAAGACTTGCAAAGCGTGAAAAGTACAATGAATTATTAGAGGAATATCCCGATTTAAAGAAGTGGTTAAGCCAAAAGAAATTCAAACAATGGTTGGAAGAATACTGCAGATTTTATGGCCATGAGTATAAAGAGGGCAACCATCCTGGCATAGGTAGATATTTTGAAGTATTCAATGAAAAACAAATGTGGAAAGACGCTAACGAAGATTATTTTTAAATGATACAATTAAGAGATTATCAAGAAGAAATAGTTAATGGCATTAGAAAATCTTTTGCCAATAAAAACAAACGTGTTATTCTTTGCGCTCCAACAGGAAGTGGCAAAACTGTGATGTTTACATACATGGTAAAATCTGCTATTGATAAAGGCGGCAGGGTACTTATATTTACTCACAGAACTGAACTTTTAAAGCAATCATCAAATACATTTGCCAACTTTGGATTGGTTCCAGAATTAATAAAAGCAAATTCAACACCAGACCTCACCAAAAGTTTGCATGTATCAATGGTTGAAACTTTTAACAGAAGATTGGATGATTACTTAATGTTTTTGAAATCACGCACTCTTATTATTATTGATGAAGCACACCTTGAAAGTTTCACTAAATTGCTACCATACTTTTCGCCACTAACCTATGTTATAGGAGCAACTGCAACACCTTTTAGAAAAGGAAAACAAAGCAGTTTAAGTGATTTTTATACCGATATGATACAATTAGTAGATACTCCAGATTTAATAAAAAAAGGATATTTAGTTGATTGTATCAGTTATGGTGTTAATATTAATATGCAAAAATTAAAGCGTATAGGCGATGATTATGATACAAAGCAATATTATACAGATAACAAAATATTCGAGGGTGTAGTAAGCAATTACAAGCGTTTAACATTAGGAAAGAAAGCTATATTGTTTGCAAGCAATGTAAAATCATCAATAGAAGTTTGCAATGAATTTAATATTAATGGCATTAAAGCAATGCACATTGATGGCGAAACACCAGAAAAAGAAAGAGAACAAATATTAAATTGGTTTGCCAACACACCTAACGCAATAGTTTGTAATTGCGGTATATTAACCGCAGGATTTGACCAAGCAGATATTGAAGTAATAATATTATACAGGGCTACAACATCACTTCCTTTGTTTTTGCAAATGTGTGGTCGTGGCTCCAGATTAAACCAAGGAAAAGATAAATTTATTATACTTGATTTTGGCAACAATATTAGCCGACACGGTTATTGGGAAGATGCAAGAATATGGAGTTTAGAAAAGGAAGTGCAAAAAACAAAAAAAGCAGAAGCTATGAAGTCCTGCAAGAATTGTGAAGCATTAATACCTATTCGTTCAAAAGAATGTAAATTTTGTGGCTATATTTACAAACCAAAATCTAAAATTGAAGGACAAATGGCCGAACTTGTTTTGATGCCAAAAAAAGAAATAAATGCTTATGCAATGAAACAAGATTTAATTACTCTTGTTGAAATGTGCAAGGCAAAATTGATTAAACCTGCATTTGTACTTCATACAATGACTGACAAACAAAAAGCGCTTGATTTTGTTAAATTAATGGGTTATAAAAAAGGTTGGCTATTTTTTAATAAAGATAGATACAATGTGTTCCGAGGATAAATTACATCAAGATTGCTACGTTTGGTTTCACAACACTTACCCAAATTTAAGGGGGGTATTGTGCTATAATCTCAACAATAGCAAAAACAAAATTGATGGTGCAAGAAATAAGGCAAAGGGATTGGTCGCAGGTAGAAGTGATATGGTGCTTTACTATCAATCAAAAGCGTACATGATTGAGTTTAAAACTGAAGATGGTGTGCAATCAGCAGGGCAACGTGAATGGGAGTTGCTAATTTGCAATCAAGGGTTTCAATACCACATCATCCGTTCGCTTACCGAGTTTCAAACACTGATATTTGCAATTCTAAATTAATTTGTATCTTTGTGAACGTGAAAAACGTGAAAAATACACGAAAATACACTTAAAAATGGGTTTTACTAAAGGAAATAGCGGCAAACCGAAAGGAGCGCAAAACAAACTGACCAAATCAGTAAAGGAAGCATTTGAGATTGCATTTAATGAATTGCAGGGTGATAAGAATGCGAACCTTGCAACATGGGCAAAGGAAAACACAACCGAGTTTTACAAGTTAGCTGCAAAGTTGATACCGACATCGGTTAACGCTGATTTGACCACACAAGGCGAGAAGTTACGCTTGTGGAAAGTTGAATTTATAGACAATGAAAATAAATAACTGCTACCGCCCCGCACTTTTAAGCCAACATAGATACTTGGTATTGAAAGGCGGGGCGGGCTGATTGGCTCTGGCAAATCAATCGCAGCCATCCAAAAAATTATACTGCGAACCACAACAGAGCGCAATCACCGTATATTGTGCATCCGTAAAGTAGCTACCACGATACGTAATTCAATATATCAGTTGTTGATTGATAAGCTACTTGAATACGATATTTATTCCGAGTTTGTCATCAACAAGTCCGAAATGCGCTTTACTCATACACCAACAGGCAATGAGATACTTTGTGCAGGTATGGATGATGCCGAGAAAATCAAATCTATTGCAGGTATTACTTCGGTTTGGTGTGAGGAAGCAACCGAGTTAGATGAATTGGACTTTAATCAATTAGAGTTAAGGGTAAGGGGCGAAACAAGCAACTACAAACAATTCATAATTACATTCAACCCAATAAGTGAACAGCATTGGTTAAAGCGCAGGTTCTTTGATGCTCCCGATGATGACACTTATGTGTTGCATACTACGTACAAGGACAATGCTTTCCTTGATGCTGATTACATCAAGCACTTAACCGAGCGAGTGAAAGCGAACCCGAACTTGCACAAAGTTTATGTGCTTGGCGAATGGGGCAAGGTCGATTTTGGTGGTGAGTTTCTAAAAAGTTGGTCAACTGTTAAGCATACCGGTATTGTAACTTATGATCCATCACTTGCCGTTTGGCTTTCCTTTGATGAAAACGTTAACCCATACTTCCCTTGTGGTGTTTTCCAAGTGAGTGATGAAAACGAGATACGAATGATTGATTGCATAGCGTTAAAGAACCCAGACAATACGGTTAAAGCAATGGGCAGGGCAATACTGCAAAGGTTACGGCATTGGAAACACAACGGTCATGTTTATGTTTGTGGGGATAGCACCTCGCAAAAGGATGATGTTAAGCAAGAAAAGGGATTTGACCTATTCCGATTACTAATAAACGAACTTGATGAAGTTAAACCTATTAGGCGAGTGGCAAAGTCAAACCCGAATGTGCGCCCGAGTGCTGACTTCTTCAATGCGATACTTGCCTACAATGAGCAGGGCATATCGTTTACCGTTGATGAAACTTGCAGAGTGGCAATACTTGACTTTGAGAATACCAAAGAAGATAAGAATGGTAAAGTTGACAAGAAAACCGTAACCGATCCTGTGACCAAAGTAAGTTATCAACCGTATGGTCACATTGTAGATTTGACACGTTACTTAATCACATCAGTATTCCCATCGCAATACACACGCTTCCAAACAGGCATCATCAAACCGTTGGTTGTTGTTGGTAGAGATGCGGAATACAAATCAGCATCAAGATTTTAGTTCTGAAATATCAATTACTTCATGAATTGTAGTAAGTTTAAAAGAGGATTTTTGTTTTATGTTTTCAAAGTACAACCTTACTTGTTCTTCATTTAATGCATAAACAAGTTTTGTGTATGCATTTTTATTTAATTGGAATGTGGCAACAAATAGTTTTTTCATAGTTAGTTTGATTTGGTTATCGCAAACATAATTAATTTTAGTTACATATTTGCCCAATATCGAAATTTTATTTATTATTTCGCATCATGGCACGATTTCTAAAAACCTCCGACTATCTTTCAATAATTCAAACGGTTGACCTCAATCAAATTACCGAGAATAACCCGCAGAACTTGTACGATAGCGAGGTTAAGGCCATTTCACGTATGCGCACCAAGTTAGTGCAGCGTTACATGGTTGACATTGAACTTGGCACGATGGATGCCTATTCAAACAGCCGCCACTACCGTACACGTGACCGAGTGATAGCAGGCGAAGTGATTACACATGTTAAGGACTTCAACAGATGGGATAAGACAACCGAATACGCAAAGGATGATATTGTTACCGATAACAACGGATTTGTTTACACGGCATTAGTAGCAAGCACAAACAAGGCATTGACCTTAACAGCATATTGGACACCGATGATAGGATATGCCACAAGTAACGCAACCTATTGGACAGTGGGCGATAACAGATACCCAATGTTTGTTGAGTTGGCAATGGACATGACCTTGTATAACTTGCACGCACGTATTAACCCGCGTAACATTCCCGATTTGAGAATAGAGCGCAACCGTGAAGCATTAGACCAACTTGATAGATGGGCAAGCGGTACAGATACGGCCGAGGTGTTGAACATTAACACAGCAGATAGTGAGGGTTTTAGCATCCGTTACGGCAATAGTTTAGATAAACAAGATAATTTCTTTAAGTAATGGCTTGGTATAACGATATATTTAACTTCAATAAACCTCAACCTCAAAAGGCCAACATCCGCAAAACGATTGACTTTGAGCAACAGTTGCAACGTGTTAGGCAAGATGCAACACGCTTTAACATTGCATTGCAATCAGCAGAGTCACCGATGTACCCGAACCGTTTTCTGTTGATGCAAACGTATCAGCAAATCGTGTTAGATGGGCAGGTTCAAAGTGCCATGCTGCAACGTAAATCAAAGATATTGTGCAAGAAGTTTATGGTGTATGGAGCGGATGGTGAATGTGATGAAGCGAAAACAGAGTTGTTCAATCAAAAGTGGTTTTATGACTTTCAAAACTTAGCACTTGATAGTATCTTTTGGGGTTTTTCCTGCGTACAATTCGGGGCAATAGTTAACGATAAGTATTCAAGTGTTGAATTGATACC